GACTATTTCCGGCCTGGTGCCAGAGATAGAGACAAACGCCAACCAATCGCCAGGCGTTGGAACCTTGGTGATTACAGGTTACGCGCCTGTAGTCGATATAGCAGTTAATCAGTCGCCTGGTAGCGGTAGCGAAAGCATTACCGGTTACGCCCCTGGTGTTGGTTACTCTGGAAGTGCCGAGCCTGGGGCGGGGTCGTTGTCTATTGTTGGCTATGCGCCAGCGGTAGATAAATCCGTTAATCAGTTGCCAGGCATTGACTCGTTAAGCATTACGGGCTTGTCGCCACAAGCCGAAACAGCGGCCAGCCAGTTACCAGGCGCGGGTTCCTTAACCATTACAGGGTACGCCAGTGGCGTAGATGTAGGGGTTAATCAATTACCCGCCGCAGATAGTCTATCTATTACCGGATATGTACCGGCGATAGAGTTAGACGCTAACCAATCGCCAGGCGTAGACGGTTTAACGATTGCTGGCCACCCGGTAACGATTCTCATTACCATAGAAGCGCTACCGGCGACCGGCAGCCTAGCTATAACGGGCTATGCGCCTGAAATAGCGACCACGGCGGCACAATATCCTAGCGCAGGGTCGTTAACTGTTACAGGGTATGCGCCAAGCGCGGATATTGAGGTAGACCAGCGGCCAGACGCGGCTTCGCTATCTGTAACCGGTTACGCGCCCGTTGTTGATTTAGCAGCCAACCAGACACCGGATGCGGTCAGTAAGACGATAACAGGTTATTCGCCTGGTGTAGAGATTGCGGTAAACGTCGCGCCTAATCCGGCTACTTTATCCGCCACAGGTTACGTGCCAACTATAGCCACGCCAGTGGAGGCAGAGCCGTCCACAGGGTCGCTAAGTATTAACGGGCTTTCCTTAATACGGGTTCACACTCAATCTGTACCGGCTATAAGAGTATCAATAGCAGCGGCAGAAACGCGCACGTCAACCGTTACAGCGGAAGACCGCGAACTTATCATTAATTCAGAAACTAGAAGCCTAGCGGCTTAATTTAAAATGGGGGTCTTCCAATGGGAGCAGGAGCATGGGCTGTTCACGATACAGTCATTTACGAAATGGCTACGGGTAACGTCGATACAGATACAGACGTTTTTAAAATCATTCTTTGTAGTAGCTCATCTAATGAGGCTACTACGTCGGTGGTCGCGTTGGCGAGTCTAACCAACCAGTTAGCAACGGCTAATGGCTATACGCAAAACGACAAGACGTTAACGGTTACGGATAGCCAGGTTAGCGGTACTTATACCTTTGATAGTGATAATGCGGTATGGACTGCATCAGGCGGCCCAATTACCGCACGTTACGCCGTAATATACGACGATACACACCCCAGCGATCTTATTATCGCGCACGTCCTGTTAGACGACACCCCCGCCGATGTTACAGCCACGGACGGCAACACGTTTACTGTGACAATGAATGCCTCTGGCATATTTACCGTATCGTAATGACTACCTTTACTAAAATAGTCGGCTCGGTTCTAGACTACGAGGAGGACTGGACGGCCTGGCTTGGCGAGGACACTATCGTTTCTAGTAGTTGGTCGGTCGATGATAGCGAGGACATAGTAATAGACAGCGATTCTAATACTACTACTTCGGCTATTGTATGGCTGTCTGCCGGTACATTGGGTGAAAAGTACGAGGTTACGAACACCATCGTTACTGCGGCGGGTCGTACCGATTCGCGCACTATAAAAATCAAAATTACCGAAAAGAAATACGACTAATCCACTACGTTATCTAGCAAACGTGGCGTAAGAAAATGTTATACCGCAGCGGGGCTGTGGGCGACTCTCGGGGAGGGAAGCAATGGAACCAATACTAACACCGAAACAACAGCGTTTTGTCGATGAGTACCTAATTGACCTAAATGCTACACAGGCCGCTATTCGTGCGGGTTACAGTGAAGACACGGCGGGTTCGATAGGTCACGAAAACCTGAATAAACCTGAAATCGCGCAAGCCATCGTTGCAGCGAAAGCGGAAAGGTCAGAAAGAACCAAGATTGATGCTGATTGGGTACTAACCCAGGCCGTCGAGTCGTTTAAGGTTAACGCTAACGTCGTGGTAGATAGCCAAGGTAACGAAACGATGGTTAACGCTCCCGCAGCGGCTAGGTTTTTAGAGTTAAGCGGGAAGCACGTTAATATCCAGGCGTTTAAGGACACCGTGGAGTTAAAGCCGTCTAAGATCGTTGTTGAATACGTTGCGCCAGAGTGAGGTTTGCACCGACTCTACCCCAGCATCGATTTATACAGTCTCAATCGTTATACCCTGCCATCGTAGCGGGTTTTGGTGCTGGTAAAACCGAGGCTCTGGTATGGCGTTCGATCTTCGGTAAGTTGAAATACCCGAAAAACGACAGGGCATTTTACGAACCGACATACGATCTTATACGTATGATTGCATGGCCGCGGTTTGAGGAAATACTGACCGGAACAGATATACCGTATCGGTTAACTAAATCGCCGCATAATGTCCTAGAGATCGAGGGCCACGGACGAATAATATTTCGTTCGATGGATACTCCTACTCGTATTATTGGCTACGAGGTAGGCGACTCCGACGTAGACGAACTCGATACCTTGAAGTATGCCGATGCTGCGGAATGTTGGCGCAGAATTTTATCGCGTAATCGGCAAAAGAAAACAAACGCGGACTCGAATACCGTAGGCGTGGCAACAACGCCGGAGGGTTTTAAGTTTGTTCACGAAGCATGGGAAGCCAAAAAGCTACCAGGCTACGAGATTATCCGCGCACCGTCCTATAGTAATCCACACTTGCCAGATGGATATTTAGACAGTCTGCGGGATATATACCCGCCAAACTTATTAGAGGCTTATATAGAGGGGCTATTCGTAAACCTTACGAGTGGTACTGTCTATATCGGCTTTGACCGACATATTAACGACACAGATATAGTCGAGGAAAAAGGCGAACCGCTATTTATTGGCATGGACTTCAACGTAGGCGAAATGTCGGCGGTGATCCATGTAAAGCGGGATAAAAAGCCGGTCGCGGTAGCTGAAATTACAAAGGGCTACGACACACCGGACATGATTAACATTATTAAAGACCGTTTCCCTGGACATGGGATATGCGTCTACCCCGATAATTCGGGCGACTCTCGAAAGTCTGTAGATGCCAGTAAAACCGACATTTCCCTTCTAAAGAAGGCGGGGTTTACTGTTATGACTAAGAGAAAAAACCCGGCTGTTCGGGATCGTATTAATTCAATGAACGCGGCGTTTAATAACGGGTATTTAGTCAATGTTGACCGATGCCCCGTTTACGTCAAATGCCTAGAGCAACAGGCATACGACAACAACAGTCAACCAGACAAAAAACAGGGTTTAGACCACCTGCCAGACGCGGGGGGTTATTTCATTAGCCACGACTTCCCGCTAATTAAACCCTTAATTACAACCGGTATAAAAATGGCTTTCTAAATGGCAGACGTTACCTATCAGCACGAAGATTACGCACAATTCGCGGAACGCGCCCAGGTTGTCGATGATGTCTGCGGCAATCTTGTAAAGAAAAAGGGCGATAAGTACCTACCGCGACCTAACCCGACGGACAAAAGCGCGGAAAATAAAGCGCGGTTTACTCAGTACCTTTTACGGGCTGTATTTCATAACTTTACCGGTTATACGTTGCGCGGTTTGGTTGGCGCGGCATTTACCAAAACACCGCAACTGATAGCGCCTACAGCGATTGAGTATATCTCAGAGGATATAGACGGGGCTGGTAATAGTATTTTTCAGCAGTCGCGTTCAGTAGTGGGCAAGGTTACTAAAAAAGGCCGGAATGGTTTGTTGGTGGATTACCCGCAAACCGGCGGTAGCGCAACACGCGCAGAAATGGCACAGCGGCATATAAGAGCCACGACGGTTAGCATTGACGCATCCAGGATTATTAACTGGAAAACGAAACAGGTAGGCGGTAAGCACGGTTTGTCCTTGGTGGTCTATAAAGACGATGTCAAAGAGGAAACGCTAGACGGATTCGGTGTTGACACTATAGAGCAATACCGCGCATTGCGCCTGATTGATGGCGTTTATACAGTAGAGCTATGGCGCAAAAAGGACAAGAAAAAAGACGAGTGGATTTTACACGATAGCTTTACACCGACCAGAGGCAACGGTTCCCCGTGGAACATTATTCCGTTTATCTTTGTGGGTTCTGAAAATAACGACCCTGGGGTAGATATGGCCCCATTGTATGACCTGGCAGAATTGAATATAGGGCATTACCGTAACTCAGCCGATTACGAAGATAACGTGTTTTTCTGCGGCCAGGCGCAACCGTGGGCCAGCGGTATAGACCAGGCTCACATGGATATGATAAACGAGGCCGGTTTAGTGATTGGCTCTCGTACATTGTTTCCGGTTCCAGATGGCGGACAGTTTGGTTTTGCACAAGCGCAGCCAAATACGCAAGTACGCGAAGCGATGCAAGATAAAAAGGCAGATATGGCCTCTATGGGCGCTCGCATACTTACGCCAGGTGGTGCTGTGAAGACCGCAACCGAGGCGCAAGCGGACAACGAGACCGAACATAGCGTTTTATCACTGATTGTCTCGAATGTCTCAGAGGCTTA